CAGCAATTAAGGCGCGGTGATTTGGTTATAGATATGGACGCACTATATGCTGCTGTATCAGGTCTGGAGGATTACGACAAGCCGGACAGTCTATTCCCTAATGTGATTGCTCTCCATAACCTGCTAATGGATCAGGTCAAGACGCGAATGGGCAGGTGGCAGAATGCATGGATAATCGGGGGATACGCCGACAAGTTTAAACGGGAGCGTATAGCTAATGATGTTGGAGCAGAGATGATATTCCTCGAAGCAACAAAGGAAGATTGCTTTGCTCGTCTGGAAGAGGATGAACGATTGAGATTCAGAAAGTCGGAGTGGCGTGGATACATCGAGAAATGGTTTGACCAATACAAAGGATGAGGTGGTAAAATTGTCAGAAGAAAACCAAAGCCAACGCAAGACCAGCAGGGCAAGTGATCCGGCGAAAACGGAATTGAAACTTAAATACTTGGAGACGTTACGCCAGATGTCGTTCGGAAAACTGATGGACAGAAACGGCAGTGAGGCACGAATAGCCAAGACATGCGACAGTATCGAGGCGGACTTATCTATTTAAACAAAGTGCAAAGGGGTTAACGCCGTGTTGACCATACCTGAATATTACGAATCGCTAATCGCGGAGTATGAGCGGCAGCAAAAGAGCGCGGATTATTACAGATGGCAAGTGTACTCTGGGGCGCTCAATCGAAAACTCAGGAAGCTTATCGAGGCCAACCAGAACGACCGAAGGCAACATGCAATGAACACGATAGCATTTTCGTTATGGCAAGAATACGATGCCAAGCTGCGCGGCGATAAGCTGGATGCCAATTGGGAAAAGAGAGTCGAACAATACACTGATGTATTGACTGGAAAAATGGATATAAGTGAAATTATTGGGCCACTCAGTTGAGTGGTTTTTTGTTTTTCAGATTGGAGTGAATTGAGAAGATGAAACAGTTTATCCATGACATGATACACATGACCGAAGGCGAGAAGTTAATTCACTACTGGCCCTTGTGGTTGGTACTGGTTGTTATGTCTGTCATATATGTAATCGTTCAAAATAGAAAGGGTGATTGAATATGCTTAGGGGCAAAGCGCGGTACTTATGCATGGATGATAATTGTAAAGCTGTAACGATTCATAAAAAAGATAGAGACGGTGTAAGTTGTCTTGTCTGCGGAGGCCCAACCCTTACTATGCAGGAAGGGGCCGCTCGTTTTGTAAAGGAAGATCGTCAAATGATATTAGAGTTGAAGCCGCAATTTATTCATGATGCAGAGCGAATGGCAACTATAAAGGAAGCAGTCATTCGCCGTTTTTACGACGGGCATTCTATACCAATCGAATGGGTTAACGAGTACAACGAACTTGCAACGAGATACCCGAACCGGACAAATAAGAGCAGCGGGACCAACTGTCCGCTAAAAGGAAAGGAAACAGCAGCGGTAAGCTACGGAGGATTCCCGTAATACCCCCCTATCAAAAAAATAGGGCGGGGGGCGGATAACCGCAGGGGGGACGCAATTTTTCTACACACCAAAAATTTTGAAAATCAAAGGAGGCAGACGGCCATGGGGAACCTTGGTGAAAAAGCGACAGGCCCGCCGTCATCGGAGCTATATGCCCAAGAATTGGGGATATTAAAGGAGTTATTTAAAGATGTTGACCCGACAAAGGCGCAGTTGGTCGATGGGTTGATCGAGGATGCAGCATTCCTCCGGGCGCAGAACATTGTCCTGCGGCGAACGCTTGAGGAATCGGGCATGGTCCTTGTCCATCCGAACAATAAGACGCTTCAAAAGCCAGTTGAGGCGGCTAAACAGTATTTAAAAAACGTCAACAGCTACGCAACCGTCATCAAGACATTAAACGGTGTCCTCAATAAAAATATCGTGGAAGAGGATGACGGGCTGGAAGAGTTTGAATGAGTGGGCCGTATACATCGCACTTACATGAGTACATGGCAAAGTGTCGATCTGGTGAAATCATTGTTGGTCAAGAGCTGCTAATGATGTTTGATATTCTGGAGGAGCATCTTCGGAATCCAGATATCCGATTTGAAGCGGATGACGCAAACAAGCGAATCAAATTCATTGAAACGAAATGCAGGCATTTCCAAGCGCCATTTGCTGGAAAGCCTTTTTTATTGGAGCTGTTCCAGAAAGCCTATATCGTGGCATTTTACAGCTTTAAGATTTTCGATGAAGAGATTGGGCGCTGGGTGAGACTCTTTCAAGAGTCGCTACTTTTGATTGGTCGAAAAAACGGGAAAACGCCGCTCATTGCCGCCAAGGACCTTGCAGAGTGGTTCTGCGGTCTGGAAGGACTCAATATCCTTTGCTCCAGCAATGATTACGAGCAAGCCTCATTAATGTTTGACGCGATCAACGCCATGCGGGAAGAAAGTCCGGCGCTGGAAAAGGTTACGCGGAAGAACATGAAAGGGATATTCTTCGGGAATCCCAAAAACAAAAGCAAGAAGGGTAAATACAGCTATCGAAACAAGGGGCAGATTCGGAAGATATCCGCCAAGACCGGAGCGAAGGAAGGCCGGAATATTGGCGTTGGCTCAGTCGATGAAGTCCATGAAATGTTGGACAACCAATCAACGATGCCGGTTCGACAGGCTCTCTCCACTCAGGACGAGCCTATTTATGATGAACTGACAACGGAAGGATTCACGAATGACGGATACCTTGACGGCAGGTTGATCGAGGCCCGGCAAGTCTTGAATAGAGAGCTAGACCGTCCGCGCTGGCTTATATGGCTTTACACACAAGATAGCGAACAAGAGATATGGCAGGACGAAAAAAGCTGGTACAAAAGCAATCCGGGGCTTGGCGTCATTAAAAAATGGAGTTTCATGCGCCAGATGGTCGAGGAGGCAAAAACCAACAAGGCCACGCGGGTTTTCGTGCTGGCAAAGGATTTTAATATCAAACAAAACAATGCAGCAGCATGGCTCACGCCGGAAGACATTGCAAACAAAGAAACGTTCGATATCGAAGAGTTTCGGGATTCATTTGCTCTTGGCGCGGTTGACCTTTCTCGTTCGGGTGACCTTGCTTCAGCGCGGGCGTTATTCATGCGGTACGGCAAAAAATTCATGCTTCAGCAGTATTTCATCCCTCAATCAAAACTCGACAAGCTCACGGGAGATGAAAAGAAACGATATGAGGAATGGCAAGAAGCGGGGCTATTGACGATATCTCCGGGAAATGAAAATGACTTCCGCGAAGTAACGGCCTGGTACGTCAAACTATACAAGGAGTATGGCATCCGCTTTTATAAAATTGGCTATGACAAATGGTCAGCGGTGTACTGGATTAAGGAAATGGAAGACTACGGATTTGACATGCAAAGGGTTGATCAGACATGGGGCGCATTAAGTGAGCCGATGAAATTGGTAGAAGTAGACTTGCAGTCGGATTTGATTGTTTACAACGATCACCCGATTGACCGTTTTTGTCTGGAGAACACGGCGCTCACCGTCAACAGCAAGCAAGAACAAATGCCGGTCAAGGTCAAGGGCAAGGACGAAAAGAAAATTGACGGCGCTGTAACGATGATCATCATTTATCGGGTATACATCGACAATCGTACAGAGTTCTTGCGGCTGTCAGAGAGGGCGGGGTGATACATTGGCACTATTGGATACATTCAAAGGGTGGGGCCGAAAGGTCCGGGACTTCACCTATGCAAAATTCCTAAATGGCTATGTCCCATCATTCGGGCAATTCGGGGACAACATCTATGCGTCAGACGTTGTTCAGACTGCAATTGATGTCATTGCCACCGAAATTAGCAAGTTGCTGCCCAAACACATCCGCACGGACAACGAGGGCAAGCAAAGTACACCAAAAAGCAGCATAAACCGATTATTTAAATTTGCTCCAAATGATTTGATGACAACGCGCGACTTTTTAGAAAAGGTGATATGGACGCTGTTCATGAATTACAACGCCTTTATTTATCCCGTCTATGACACCGTGAAAGGCGGAGACGGAGAAAGCAAGGTGTATCGTGGGTTTTATCCGCTAAACCCCGTTCAAGTCGATTTCCTGCAAGATGAAGCAAACGTCTTGTTTGTCAAATTTCATTTTGCAACAGGCGACCACTTCACAGTTAAATATTCCGAAGTCATCCACCTGCGGAAAAAGTTTTCCGTAAACGAGGTTATGGGCGGCGGGGCGAATGGACAGCCGGACAATGAGGCGTTGTTAAAGATACTGCAAATCAACGATACCGTCATTCAGGGAATCGAAAAGGGCATCAAAACGAGCTTGTCCGTGCGCGGAATTGTGAAACTCGCTACCATGCTGGATGACAAAGCACAAAAGGCGGAGCGGGATCGTTTTGAAAAGCTTTTAGAGTCGGGCAAATCGGGGATCATGCCGATGGACCTTAAAGGCGATTTCATCCCGGTTAAGCTTGATCCCAAAATGATTGACAAGGACACGATGGAATTTTTGGATAGTAAGGTCCAGCGCTGGTTCGGGGTATCGCTCCCGATCCTCTCAGGAGACTACACCGACGAGCAGTATCAAGCATTTTATGAAAAGACACTGGAGCCGCTTGTCATCTCTCTTGGACAAGCCTTCTCCAAGTGTCTTTTTTCGGCGCGCGAACTTGATGTGGGGAATGAAATTGTCTTCTACCACCGAAACATGATGTATCTTTCCACAACCGCAAAACTGAATCTGATTAAAACGGCTGGTGAACAAGGGCTGTTATCAGATGACCAGAAACTAGCCATTTTAGGATACCCGCCTATTGAGGACGGAAGCGGGGCCAGGCGCACCATGTCACTAAATTACATTGATGTCGCCTTAGCCAACGCTTATCAGATGGGCAGGAAATCCAAAGCGACAGGAGATGAAAAGGATGACGGTTAAATTGCCGGACAAAGAGGAGCCGGTTAAACGTTCATTTAGTCTGCTTGACATTCGGGCGGACGATGAAGGGGATTCCATTGAGGGACACCCCGCTGTATATGAACAAAAAACAACGATTGGGCGCTGGTATTACGAAATCATAGAGCGCGGTGCATTCGACAACTGTAATTTTGACGATGTGTTGTTTTCAACAAATCACGACTTGCAGAAAATTCCGCTTGCGAGGAGCCGAAGGAATAACGGAAACTCGACCATGCAGTTGAAGCCGGACGATATCGGGCTTCATATCCGCGCGAGTCTGGATATTGAGAATAATTCCGAATCCAAAGCCTTATACAGTGCAGTAAAGCGGGGAGACATCGACGGGATGTCTTTTATTTTTTATATCGACAAAGAGGAATGGTCCGATCTGGATTCGGACATGCCCACCCGCCGAATTAAAAGCATTAAGCGCGTCATAGAAGTTTCTGCGGTCAATTTCCCGGCTTATTCGGGAACTGACATAAATGCACGTGACCAAGCGGCGTTGGACAACGCTCGAAGCGCATTGGATAATGCGCGGTCCCAGTTGGATAACTCAGAAAACGAGCTGGAATTACTCAAATACAAAACTCAAATTTTGATGAAAGGTTAAGGTGTCCATTATGAACAAAAAGAAACTACTTGAACTGATTGCAAAGAAAGAGGCGCGTAAGAAGGAGCTTGGAACAGCGGCGAACGCATCCGAGGATGTGAAGGAGCTGCGCTCCATCAATACGGAGCTGGAGGAATTAAACAGCGAAATTGCAGAGCTGCGCGGAATCCTGGGAGCGTATGACGATGAAGAGGGCGAGGAAGAGGAGCGTGGTCAACAAGAGGGAGAAGCGGAACAACGCAGCGGCTCTCCAGTTGGGCGGCAACAAGTATTAGCGACCTACGGCCTGGGCACAGGTCAGAAGTCCGGCGAAGAGAAGCGCCAGCAAGAGGAACGAGAAAAGTACGAGCAGCGAGGCGCTGATCTCAAGGCCAAAAAGCCAGTTGAGTTCGACTTGGACGAAGTGCCAGAACTGCGGGCGGTTTCGATTGGTGGCGGAAGCTTGGTTGCAGAAACAAAGTACAAGCGTGAACTGAATCCAACATTCAACGAAGTCTCCCGCGTCATCGACACGGTTAATACCGTTCCGCTGATTGGTGGAGAATCGTATGAAGCGGGCTTTGAAATCAGCTCCGGGGAAGGCGATTATACAACCGAACAAGGGAACTATGCGGAGGCTGAGCCTAAATTTGGCTATGTCTCCATCGGCAAAGCCAAAATCACGGCATATGCGGAAATGACTGACGAGTCGATGAAGCTTCCGAATGTCGATTATCAATCCCGTGTACGCGCCAGTATCGTGAAGGCGCTGCGGAAGAAAGTATCCAAACAAATCCTTGTTGGCCCAGGTGGAGCGAACGCCATCACAGGCATTTTCAACGCCCCTGCTGTGGTTATTCCTGTAGAAACAGACCTGACCATTACCGAAATTGATGGGGATACACTGGACAATATTGTTATCAACTATGGCGGAGATGAAGAGGTTGAGGGTGTCGGATACCTAATGCTTAACAAAAAGGACTTGGCTGCATTCGCTGCCGTTCGTGACGCAAACGGGCGCAAGTTGTACAAAATCAAAACGAGTGGTAGCACAGGAACAATTAGCTCCGACGAATCCTTTGAGGTGCCGTTCATCATCAACAGCGCCTGCCCTGCGTTATCCGCAGAAGCAACGGAAGCGGACACCTATTGCATGGCTTACGGCATGATGATGGGCTATGAGCTTCCGATCTTCTCCCCGTTGACGGTTGAAGAGTCGAGGGACTTCAAATTCCGCACCGGCCATATTGCTTATCGCGGCTCTGTATGGGCTGGCGGTAATGTGGCAATGTACAAAGGCTTTATCCGCGTCAAAAAAGGATAAGAGGAGGCAGGGGATACCCTGTCTTTTCTTTTTGAGGGTGATTGAATGTCATTACTGGATGCATGTAAAGACGGACTCAGAATCATGCGCGACAACACAACCCTTGACGGAGTGATCGGACAAAAAATAGCTACCGTCAAGGGCTTCATGACGAATGCCGGGGTGTCTCAAGCGAAATTAGACAGCGAACTTGGGACAGGGACCATCGTTATGGGCGTTATTGATATTTTTGGGATCGAGTCCGGGCAAATCAAATTCTCTACCGTCTTCCATATGTTCGTCACCCAACTAGCTCTGAAATCCAATGACGCAGAGGGTGGTTGATCAATGTTATGGCGAGACGCAGTTGACTTGCTTGTAATAGGGCCGGATGGCAGCGAGGCTCCCCGGCCAGTATTTGCAAATAAAAAAGATGTCCGGCAAACAGAATTTTACCAAGCTGCTGCCGCTGCGATGAAGCCGGATATCATGTTTGAAATTAGGTGTGCGGAGTATAACGACGAAATGGCATTCCGCCATAACGGAAAATTGTATTACATCTTGCGCACCTACTCAAAAGATAGCGAATTGTACGAAGTAGTAGCCGGTCAAATGGTATTGCCGCATCAAGTCACCCTTGTGAAATGCGATCCAACACGGATTGACCGACAAGGGAGGCATCCCGTTATTAGCGAAAGCGAACGTGCTTGTCGCATAGAGGAGTCAAACAAGGTTACGAAGGACAGAAACGGCTCTGAGGTGGTATCCAAGACGCAATTCACCTTTCCGGGGTGGTACAAGGTTGCATATTGGGATCGTATCCGCTGGACGGATGCGGCGGGGACGGAGCAAGATAAATCGCCGCTTTCCATGGATATCATCCGCGACAAGCTAGGCAATGAGCAGTTTTTGGTGGTGAATTGCTGATGAGCGGGTTTGAGTTTAATTTGTCCGAAGTCTTCAAAGGGTTTGATTTCGTCAGCGACAACGTTTTAGATGCTGCTGCGCGAGGGATGGAAAAGGCGATGGAGGCGCTGCACAGGGATGCAGACGTACTCGCGCCGGAGTTAAAAGGGGAACTACGGAAATCATCGACGCACAGTGTGACTGTGACGGGCTACAGCATCGTGGGGGAAGTCATGTATTCCGCCATATCCACCAATAAGAGGGGATGGCGCTACAATTACGCCCTCCGCCTGCATGAGTATCCCCGGCAATTTGTCGATCCGACCATTCCCGGCACAGGGCCGAAATTTCTTTCCCGGCCACTGAAAGCCAAACGAAAGAAATACGAGCAGATCATTGCGGAGGAAATAGCGAAGGAGCTGCAAGGATGATCAAACTAAACGATTTGATAGATTGGATTGAATCCCTTGTCCCTCACACCTATTTCACCAATGATTTCCCGGCAACCTCTCCAGACGCTGCGGCCTTTGTACGAATCACGCCTGGAGAGGCATTAAGCGAGTGGGTGACGATCCCCCGACCTGACTTTCAGATTGTTGTGAGGGCAGCACAACGCCAAGACGATCAGGCGGAGGATATAGCAAACAATCTCATCAAGACGCTGCATAAGTACAGCGGAGGCTATCTATCGGGCTATAAATTGATCTTGTGCAGGGCGGAGCAATCCGCTCCTTTTTATATTGGCACAGACGATAACAGCAGGCCGCTATACTCTATCAATTTTGCTTTGACATTACTGTGAGGTGCAAACCATGACAACGAAAAAGATTGAAATCATAACGCGTCATCAAATCAATTTTGGGACAGCGGACAAGCCGAACCACAAGACGAAAGGCGACATCGTAGAATGCGACAGCAAACAAGCTGATGGGCTGATTGAGAGTGGTTACGCAAAGGACGTAACGCCTAAGACGGCCAAAACAAAGGGGGAAACTGCTGATGAAGGTAAATAAGGAAAAAATCAAGTTGGGGCCATGCAAGGTTATTTTTGATTATGATGCTCCAGAAGCGGAACAAACCGTATTTGCAGCCACTCAGGGCGGCGTGGTGCTGACATACAGCGAAACAAGAAAAGATACAAATATTGATCAATTCGGATCGACACCTGTAAAGCGAACCATTACTGGTAAAAGCGCAGAGGTGAAGATTCCTTTCGCTGAATATGACATTGAGGTCCTGAACACAATCCTCCCCGGATCAAAGCTTGTTGTAAATGCAAGTGACCCGACTAAAAGGCGACTTGATGTAAAAGCAGAAGTCATTGATCTATTGCCATACGCGAAAAAGTTGGTTCTTATTCCGTTGACCGAGGGAACAACGCCAGAAGAATATGTAACCCTGTTCCTAGCCGCCCCTCAATCGGATTTGGAATATACGTACAACAATGATAACGAACGTATTACAAACGCTACGTTCGTGGGTTTCCCGGATGATGAAAAGAATCTGATTGGTTTTGGCGATCCTGACGCTTAATTCAGGGAGGGCGAAGCTTCGGCTTCGCCCTTTATCGCGTAAAGGAGCGCAAATCCATGTTTAGAATCAAACGTAACGAAACAGTTCCATTCGGTGGGGAGCAAATCGAAATACCGAAGCTCACAATCGAAAAATACCAATTGCTCATAGCTCAAATGGAGGTGTTACCCAGTTTGCTTATGAGCATATGGGGAGCTAAAGGCACCGTCGATCTTGCAACAACAATCATAGCGGCTTCGCAGTTGGCAGGAGAGGAAGTATCCAGACTGGTTGGAGTTTTGACGGGAAAAGACCCTGAATGGATTAGGAAAGACGTTGCAATGAACGAAGTCATTCACTTTTTGAAAGAAACAGCCAAAAAGAATGATTTGGTGGAAGCTGCAAAAAAGTGCCGCGCCGCGCTTCTAAAGTGGAGCGGCAATCAAACGGCTCCAGTAGACAAATCACATTCAACGAATGGTTGATGGGCGCGGCTATCAAATTGGGCGTTACACAGGTCACGCTTGAAAAAGAGTTTTACATGATCGACTTGCCCATGATTCTTCATGAAAAGGATAAGGCAATTGCAGAAGAACGATTAACTCTATTACGAATTGCCCATCCGCCAA